TCAGATACAGTTTCATATCCACCATTTGATGATGCACACTTAGACGTAGCAGATCAACACGCAACAATGCTAACTGATGATAATGAAACTTTATTAGAGAGAAGTTTTGATATGTTGCAAGTAACTTCTCCTTATCAAGCTGAAGAAATTTGCGAGAACATATTAAAGAGATCAAGAAACAATTTAAAAGCAGAAGTAACAGTAACTTCAGAAGGACTTAATTTATCTATTGGCGATATAGTTACAGCTACATACGATACAGCAGGATTTAGTGTTAAGCCATTTAGAGTTATGTCTTTAGCTATTAATTCAGATTCAACAGTAACTCTTGGAATAGAAGAACATCAAGACGAGTTTTATGATTACGAAGATAAACTTGAAGCCCCAACTATTGCTGATACTGTATTACCTAATCCTTTTTCTGTTACTGCACCAGTTTCAGTGACTCTTGACGATCAACTAATTGAATATAGTGATGGTGTTGTTATTACTGCTCTTGATGTAACTATCGGTGCTTCATTAGATAGCTTTGTAGATTACTACCAAGTTGAATACAAACTAAGTACAGATACCGATTACATTATTCATGGACAAGGAAAAGGATTAACTCAAAGAATATTAAACGTAATAGATGGTTCTCTTTATAATGTAAGAGTAAAAGCATTTAATACTTTAGGAGTTTCTTCTACATATACTTCTGCATCAAGAACTATTGTCGGTGGATTATTACCACCTGCTGATGTTCAAGATTTTTCTTGTAATATTATTGGTCGTGATGCTCACTTGTCTTGGACACAAATACCAGATTTAGATTTAGCTTATTATTCAATTCGTTTCTCTACACTAACTACTGGTGCTGACTGGCAGAATTCTGTTTCATTAATTGAAAAAGTTGCAAGACCAGCAACATCAATTACTTGCGTGGCAAGGACTGGCAGTTATCTTTTGAAAGCTTTTGACAAGAATGGTAATGCTTCTCCTAATGAAGCTATTATATCTACAAACATTTTAGAGATTGGAAACTTTAATGCTGTTTTAACTCAAACTGAATCACCTACATTCTCAGGAACTAAAACTAATGTTTATGTTGATAGTGGTTCTTTAAGATTAGACTCTACTGAAATATTTGATTCTGCTGTTGGTAACTTTGATTCTGCTACAGCTTTTTTTGATGCTGGTGTAACTACATTTGATTTATCTCCAACTGGTTCTTATTTATTTGCTTCTCCTATTGATATAGGTGGAAGTTATACTGTTCGTGTAACTGCTTCTTTAACACAAAGTGTAGATAATATAGATAACCTTTTTGATAGTGCTTCTGGCAACTTTGATGATGGTGCTTCTAACTTTGATGGAGATTCTCCTGCAAACTGTAATGCTCATTTAGAAATCGCTTTATCACCTGACAATGTAACTTATACTTCATTTAGAAATTTTGTCGTAGGCGATTATACTTCAAGATATTTTAAATTTAGATTAGTAATGACTTCATCTGACTTAGCTTCTACTCCAGTTGTATCTGCTTTAAGTGTAACAATAGATGTTGAAGATACTATTCAAAATGGAAATGATTTAACAAGTGGAACTGGAACTTATACTGTTACCTTTACAAGACCATTTTATTCTGTTAATTATGCTATCGGTATTACTAATCAAGGAATGGCTACTGGTGATTTTTATACTTTAAATAATAAGACAATATCAGGATTTGATATTGCTTTTAAAAATAGTAGTAATACTGGAGTAAGTAGAACTTTTGACTATATTTGTAAGGGCTTTTAAAGATTGAATTATAAAATTAAATAATATATTAGATAGATTATGAGCCAAAACGATTTAGTCATAGCAAACCAAAGTTTTCCAAGTTTTAGAACAGATTTAAATTCTGCATTACAAGCTATTTTCACAACACATTCAGGAACTTCACTTCCTTCAGGTGCTTCTGCTGGAACGATATGGTTGGACACGACTTCTGCAACGACACCTACTTTAAAATACTATGATGGAACAGATAATATTTCTTTAGCAACTATTGACCATGTAGGTAACACAGTAAATTGGTTAGATTCAACAGTATCAATTACTGGGCTAACTACTACTGCTACTGGAACAGTTCTTACACTTACAGACACACATTTAAATTCTACAGTTTCAATTAGACTTCCTACTGCTACAGGTATTAATGATGATTCAGGAAATGAATATATTAAATTTGTAAAGACAGCTTCAGCAGTAAATGAATTAACTATTACAAACACAGCTACAGGAAACGCACCAGATTTATCTGCAACTGGTGGAGATACAAATATTGATTTAAAAATTACTCCTAAAGGAATTGGTTTAGTTACATTTAGCGGTGGTGGTAAAATTCAACATATCGCAGAAAAAATAACTGTCTCTGCAACTGCTGCTACTGGAACAATTAATTATGATGTTACAACACAAGCTGTATTATATTTTACTTCAAATGCTTCAGCTAACTGGACATTAAATATTAGAGGTGATGGTACAAATTCATTAAACTCAGTAATGGACACAGGAGAATCTTTAACAGTTGTTCATGCTGTAACAAATGGTGCTACTCCTTTTTACAATAGTGCATTACAAATAGATGGTTCTTCTGTAACTCCAAAATATCAAGGTGGGACTGCACCAACAGCAGGAAACGCATCTGCAATAGATGTTTATTCATATACAGTTATAAAAACTGGTTCAGCAACATTCACAGTATTAGCATCACAAACACAATTTAAGTAGGAGAATTATAAATGCCTATTTTATGTACAAGAGGTGGTGGTTCGGCAAAAGGATTTGGATTTACCTCTGGAGGTAAACCAGCTTTAATTGTAGATTTTTTAGTAATAGCTGGTGGTGGTGGAGGTGGTGCTGAACAGAATGATGGAGGCGGTGGAGGTGGAGGTGCTGGAGGTTATAGAGAACTTACTTCTCAAACTTTAACTCCTGCAACAAATTATACTGTAACTGTTGGAGCAGGAGGAGCAGGTAGAACAGGTGGAGGAGGTGGTGGTGGAACAAAAGGTTCTGATTCTGTTTTTAGCACCATTACTTCAACTGGTGGTGGTTTAGGAGGTTATAGCAATACCACTCAAGGTGGTAGTGGAGGTAGTGGGGGTGGAGGTGGTAACAGTTCTGGTGGTGCAGGAAACACACCAAGCACATCTCCAAGTCAAGGTAGTAATGGTTCAGCGGGATTAACTGATGGAGCATCTTTTGGAAATGGTGGCGGTGGCGGTGGTCAGAGTGCTACTGGTGGAGTAACATCTCCATCTACTGGAGGTGCTGGTGGAGCAGGAGTGGCATCATCAATTACAGGAACAAGTGTAACACGTTCTGGAGGAGGAGGAGGTGGTGGCTACACAGGTAGAACAGGTGGAGCAGGTGGTTCTGGAGGTGGAGGAGCAGGTGCAATCGGTAGTGCTACAGCAACAGCAGGTACTGTTAATACTGGAGGAGGTGGTGGTGGAGGTGGTCAAGGAGGATCAGGTGGTTCAGGTATAGTTATTATTAAATACCCAGATTCATATACTATTACAAATCCTGCTGGTGGTTTAACTTTTTCAACTTCAACATCTGGTTCTTTTAACATAACATCTGTTACTGCTGGTACGGGAAATGTACAATTTAATTAGGAGATAATATGGCACATTACGCATTTTTAAATCAAAGTAATATAGTTACTGAAGTTATCGTTGGTAAAAATGAAGGAGAAGAAGGTATTAATTTGGAACAACAATATAGTTTATTTCGTGGACAGCTTTGCAAAAGAACTTCTTTTAACACAATAGGTGGAATTCATCAATTAGGAGGAACACCATTTAGAAAAAACTATGCAGGAATAGGTTATACTTATGATGAAGATAGAGATGCTTTTATACCACCTAAACCTTTTAATTCTTGGATATTAAATGAAACTAATTGTTTTTGGGAAGCACCAGTTGCTTATCCTCAAGATGATAATAAATATACTTGGAATGAATCAACATTGACTTGGGATATAGTAGAAGTATAGTATTTTAAAAAAAAGGAGGGTAAATGTCAGAAATAATCAAAGAACCTAAATTTGAAAATTCATCTTGGAATTTTGAATTAGACCAAATTAATCTTTACGCATTTTGGAATAATGCATTTTCAAAAGAAGAATGTCAGACAATAATTAATATAGCAAAAGACAAAGGATTAATTAAAGGCACAACAAAAGGAGAATCTGACGTAAGAGATTCTAAAATTTCTTGGTTATATCCAGTTGATAGTATGGATTGGGTATTTCGTAGAGTAACTGATATTACATTAAATCTTAATGAAAGATTTTTTAAATTTGATTTGTTTGGATTAAATGAGGGATTTCAATTTACTAATTATGAAGCACCATCTGGTAAATATGGTAAGCACGTTGATAGAGGAATAAACATTCCAGTTAGAAAATTATCTATATCTATCCAACTTACAAATCCTGAAGAATATGAAGGTGGGGAACTTAAATTATATGATGGTATAGAAGAAGGAACTGTTATGGATAAAACACAAGGAACATTAATTATATTTCCATCTTATATATTGCACGAAGTTATGCCAGTAACTAAAGGTGAAAGAAATTCATTAGTAACTTGGGTAACAGGAAAACAGTTTAAATAATCTTAACTTATGATAAGATCATAATATGATATATTTTATTATTGGATTAGTGCTTGGCTTATACGTAGAATGGAAGTGGTCTATTGCTAAGTACATTATTGAATCAGTAAAAGAACATTTAAACATCAAGTAGTCTTGATTTTTGTTGCAACGCAACATATATATCCTAAAACTAAATAGGAGAAAAAATGTTCACATTTAAACTACCGACATACGAAGAACTAAAACAAAACTACGAAACATATTTAAAAGATGTTCAAAAGTTTTATAAAGACTTCTATTCGGACATACAAAAGACTTTTAATAAATAGACTTTATCTAAACTTAATTGTCTGATAAAATGACTGCACAATATTTAATGTGCATTTATAGATTAGCTGATGGCAGTTGTTGTCTTTTGAAGTCTTGCAAATGTACCGATAAAGACAATGACAAAAAAATTAGACGAATTACAATCTCTTACATTTAAAGGGCATATTACAGGAATTAAAAGAGAAATAAAAATACTTGGTTGTTCAGTTTATAAGCTGGAGAAAAAAGTAGAATCTTTGTTCTGGTCTATACTTTGTGGACTTGGTGCTTTATCGTTAGCTTTAATCACAATATTTTTGGCTAAGTAAGTATTGCTTAAAAAGCCGAATACAACTAACAGTTAGTTATGAATAAAAGAATCTTAGTCATATCAGATTTACACATTCCATATCATAGAGAAGATTCATTTGAGTTCCTAAAAGAAATTAAAAAAGAATACAAGCCAGATACAATCGTAAACATAGGTGATGAAATAGATTGCCACGCATTATCATTCCACGATCATAACCCTGATCTTGCTTCTGCTGGACATGAACTTGTTAGAGCAAAAGATTTTATAAAAGAATTAGAATCAATATTTCCTGAAATGACTTTGTTAGACTCAAATCATTCTAGCTTAGTTTATCGTAGAGCAATTAAATCAGGAATCCCTAGAGGTTATCTAAAAGAATACAACGAGTTTTTAAATGTTAAAAAATGGAACTGGGTAGATAATTTAACTCTTACACTTCCTAATAAACAAAGATGTTTCTTTACTCATGGAATATCTGCTGATGTAACTAAAGTATCTCAGATCAATGGAATGAGTTGTGTTCAGGGACACTTCCATTCTAAATTTAAAATAGAATATTGGGCTAACCCTGATGCACTATTCTTTGCTATGCAAGTGGGTTGCTTAATTCAACAAACGAATATGGCATTTACTTATTCTAAAAACTTTAAAACAAAATTTATAATGGGTTGTGGAATGATTATAGATTCTACTCCAAGACTAATGCCAATGGTACTTAACAAAGAAGGCAAATGGATAGGCAAGTTAGTTTAAAAGAATTACTGTTTTCAGAAACAGCTACAAGACTTGGAATAGATAATACTCCAACTGACCAAATATTATTTAATCTTCAAACATTAATCCAAGAAGTTATTAATCCTATTGTAAATCATTTTGGCGATATAAAAATAACTTCTGGTTATAGATCGCCAGAACTTTGTCTTAAAATAGGTTCATCAATTAAGAGTCAGCATTGTCTTGGTATGGCAGTTGATTGTGAAGTCTTAGGAGTACCTAATAAAGAACTTGCTGATTGGGTAGTTAATAATTTAGAATACGATCAAGTAATATTAGAGTTCTGGGAAAAAGATAAAATTAATTCAGGGTGGGTTCATATTTCATACAACAAAGAAAATAATCGTAAGATGTATTTAAGAGCATATAAAGCTAATGGAAGAACAGTTTATGAAGTCATTTAAAAAGCAAATTGGGGGGAATCACTATAAAACACTTTCAATCCAACCTTCTAAATATATTTACTATAACCAATTTAATTGGTATCAAGGTAATGTTATTAAATATGTAAGCAGATATAATCGTAAGCACAAAACTGCAAAAGGGCAGTTAGTTGATCTTAGGAAAGCCGAACATTATCTTCAACTATTAATTGAAACATTTAATAATAAGAAATAACTAATTTTAAGGCATTGTGGCTTTAGGACTAGCATTATCTTAAATACTTCTATCTTATTAAAATTTAGGGGTAATTTAAGGGTTTAAACACTATAAAAAGGAACATTTAGAGAACATGATACAAGAAATAGACAACACAACATATTCAAGCCAATTAATTAGCTTAACAAACACATCAGTAGCTACAGCAAGTGCAGTTACAACTTCTAACGGAATTGTAAGAATTGCAGTTACAAATACTTGCCATTTAAAAATAGATACAACTCCTACAGCGACAACTGCTGACACTCAACTACCTGCTGGTTCGGTATCGTTCTTCGTAATTGCTAATGGACAAAAAGTAGCTTTGTTAGGTATTGCGGCAACGACTGGTACTGCAACTGTTACAGCTATGGAAGCAATAAGATAAAAATAATGTGGTGGAATCTAATACCAACTATTTTTAAAACTGGTGCTGAGATTTATAAGAACCATAAGCAATCAGAACTATTAGAATCTGAAGCTGAGAAACGACACTATGAACGAATGGCTAGTGGTGAGATTGAATATCAAAGAGATGTTCACGATCAACAAGACAAATCATGGAAAGATGAATTTGTTTTAATAGTTGTTTGTATTCCAATTCTTGTTTTATCTTATGCAGTCATTAGTGATGATATTAATATTAAAGCTAAACTAGATTTATTCTTTGATTATTTTGGTAAGTTCCCTTCATGGTATCAATGGTTAATCGTTGGTATCTTTGGTGCAATCTACGGATTAAAACCAAGCATTGATGCGTTTACTAAAAAATGAAATATTTATTAATATTTTTACTTGTGTCTTGTTCACCAGTTCAATTATCTAATAAGCAAGTAGTAACTCAAACTTTTGAAATAAAGGAGACAACAACTACAACTTATGAAATATATTATTAATGAACTTCTATCACGTTACATACTCCATAAGTTTTGTAAGAACAAATAGAG